TATTCTATTTTATATTTTAAGTAAGCATATTTATCATATACACTATCTAACTTATTTAAATATTTAAAGTCTATATCATAAAAATATTTATCATCAAAAAATGTTTTTTCAGTCAGCATATTTCTTAATCAACCTTTGCAGATACCACTCTGCTTTCTTTAAATCTTCTAAACCATTCTTCCTTTTAAATCTAGTAACGTACTTAATTACATTACCTTGGAAATAATCCATGTTGTTTGATTCTATATAATCAGCAGTTTCAATGCCTTCTTTATAGTAAGAGGGATTAATCTTATCCATAGTTAGCTACATCAATCAAGTCTTTGATAGGAACTAACCAACCCCATGATGTATTGTTATCACCGCCAGGAACAGAACGATACTTATTCTTGGCAATAATCTTTTTTAATCTTGATGTTTCTAAAGAGATAGCAAAACAAAACTTCTTACCTTTGTATAGATTAATAGTCCAGTATTGAGCTTCCGTCTTATTGATTCCACTATCCTTTCCTCTACTTTGATATTCACAAAAATGATTACCACTCTTAATCCATTTATCTATTTCCGATTTGACTTCCACCATATCTCCGTCTAGGATTTCACCGATAACCTTTTCACCTTTTTTACCAACAACTAAGTCAGCCTTAAAATTACTTACGTATTCCATTAGTTTAACTTTTTTCTCCAATCTTGAATACTAATAATTTCAGCTTCACCATTAGCACCGAGTTCTTTTTTCTTTCTATTTATTTCCCTAACACTCATCCCTATTTCATAGACCATGTCAGGGTCATCTAAAGCAATTTGGCAAAGGCCCATTGCTACAGTATAACACATCTTTTTTTCTTCGGTATCTTCTACATAATTAGAATCAAGACCACAGGCAAATCGATTATCGCCAAAAGGTCTTACTATAATGACAACACTCTTGTTGTCTACAGGCACGTCATCCTTCATGAGCTGTCTCCTTGGGTGTATTAATTTCAGCATACCAAAGATACTTAGGATTTTTGGCACTGGATTGTTGTTGGGGCAAGTATTGAATGTTATCACCCCAACATTTATGTTTATAAGGGCAGTATGAGCATATTGAGGACAAGACTTTATTACCTGTTTTCTTACGGTAAAAAACTTCTTCTTCTAATTCATAACACTTTTTAAAGGGGGCATCTTCCATTAAGGCTTTGATGTTCTCGTTTACTTTTGCTAATGCTTGAGAACGATACTCAGCATCATCCTCTGGAGGCTCAGTGACTAGCATCTCACCTGTAGCTTTGTTGACTACAATCCAACCTCCAAAGGATTTACCTGTGGCTTCCGAATACAGATATCCTTGGGAAAGATATCCGAAGACATCGTCTTCAGCAATTTTGTGAAAACCACCACCATTTTCCCCAAATTTTTTTTCAAAAGCAAAAGGTGAAGCTGACTTGATATCATAAACCTTATCATCAATAATGATATCATATGTACCTTTAATGTCAAAGTATGGAGTATTTAATTGTACTTCACCTTGAACACCTTCAATCTTTGCCTTCACAGTTCGTAGCAACATCACTACAACTGCTTCGATGATATCTCCAAATAAGTTTCTTAGTTTATGATTATAGTTCTCATAAGAAACAATGGAGTTATCCCCTGAATATTTTTTATCCATTTGTAATTGGCATAAAGGTTTGCCAACATTGGACATTCTAATACGAAACTCTTTTTCTCTCTCGCCTGTAAACTGCTTCACGACTGCATCTTCACAGTCTTTCTTAAACATCTCAATAATATTTTTAGGTATAGCAACAGGCTCTCGTTGAGCCTGTGCTAAAAATGATTTTACTTCTTCTAAGAAGGTCACGCTGACATCTCCTTTAAGATATCATCATTCAACATGTCTTCTTCTGTGACTTGTTGATTCTTTGCAGAGTTATGTTCACTCTTGACATAATCGTTTTCTTGTTTGACATGTTCCAAAAACTGAGATAGTATTTGTTTATCCTCATCAGAAAACTTTACATCTTTATTTGAGTCTTTAATCTTTGCAATGAAGTAAGAGACGCTACCTTTTGTATGTTTTTCTGTTCCGTCAAATTCCAAAACAGTATTATACATAATCTTATTTCTTTTCGATAGGCTCTTTAATTGGTCACCAATCGGTAAGAAGTTTACACCTCGTACTCTATAAAGGACTGGCTCATTTGTTAGGGATTTGTCTTCCCCTTTGGAGTTCTTTCCTTTAATGGTGACTAGACCAAACACATTACGATAGCAAGTAATCTTATCTTGTTCTATCTTGGATGCAGGGTCAAGGTTTTCTCGTAATGCTTTCGGTACACTACCACATGCATCTGTACCATTCGTATCAGGTTTAGCATCTGACCAACTGGTAAACATTACGGACTTATAGTTATTTTCTTCATTCTCTTCATCATATTTATTATACTGAAATGTATTCAGAAAGGGTCGGAAGAGAACTTTCTCTGCATAGATAATTCCATGCTTGGGGGAATCAACTTTATACAACCCCCGTTTTATTAGATTACCGTCTGCGTCTTCGGTATCATAGTTAATAGACAATCTAGATAATGATGAGCCACCACTATCGGTGTCTTGGCCCAGCATTGACATCAGCTTATCATTGGATAAGTTATCTAGATTTGATATTAGTTCGTTGGACATTATTATGTACTCCTTTTATATTTATATTATATCATATAACTGTGGATAAGTCAAGCCAATTTTCACCTTTTTTTATTTCAAAATCTAAGGGAACATTTAGCTCACAATTGTAACGGTGTAACAATGAATCTTTGACATTGATAAACCCTGTTTTTACAATGCTTATGACATGGTGGACCTCCTCGGGATGAACATCTAGGATAACAGAATCATGAACAGTATTGATTAATAAACTTTTCATTTTTCTTTTCTTTAACAACTCCCAAACATTGATACAGGCAATCGGAACAATATCCGCAGTAGCAAATCCTTGAACAGGATAGTTCTTAATGGCTGTGGCTTGGGTAGTCGAGCCGTCTTTTCTTCGGTAAACATTAGGGAAGTAGTATTCTCTTCCACTAGGCAGTTTAACTATCTTTGTTTTAAAGGCAGTATCTTGTAGGACTTGATGCCACTCCGCTATTTGTTGATACTTCTTTAAGAACTTCTCATAGTATTCTTTTTCTTTTTTCTTACCCATCATTCCACCATATAAAGGTTTAAAGGTATGGGCTTTGGCATCTTGTCTTGAACATCCTATCACATCAGCAGTGTATTGATGCACATCAACTCCGTCTTGAATATCCTTCATGCCTTGATTATCTTGAGCTAAGAATACAGCCGTTCTAAATTCTAGCTGAGAGAAGTCGACTTCTAGTATCTGCCCACCTTCAAAGCGAGATTTGATAACTCTCTTCACAGGAAACTTATCACCTCTGGGCATATTTTGGAAGTTAGGTTTAGAAGAGGATAGTCTTCCTGTAGTGGTAACATGTTGATTAAAAGAAGGGTGAAGAATATTATTATCTTTTACATTCTCTTGAATACCTGTAACAAAAGTATTAAGATAAGTTTCTACCGCACTGTAACGAATGATAGAATTAATAAACTCTTTCAACGTACCTTCGGCATAGATGCTAATTCTTTGTAGTGTTTCCTTATCTGTTTTAAATCCCCCTTGAGATACATCTTGAACACTGTTAGACTTCCAACCAAAACCTGCGGGGGCTTGAGTTTCGGTAAACAACATCCCTTCCCCTGAGCAAGAAGAACACTTCGATAGATTAGCAAAAGGTGTTCCGTCTTTTTTTATCTTTCTTACATGGCCAACCCCTTTACAATCATCACATTGTCTTGCAATGGTTTTAAAGATAGGGTCAGTATACTTGTTAACTAATTCATGAAAGGCTCGGTCAGTCATCTTAGGTCTTCTCTTTTGTTTCTTTGTTCTTTTATCAATACCAATATTAAATAAACTAGACCATAGATTTTTATCTTGAACTTTACGAGAGTAAATAACCTTTGATAAATCCTCAGTGGAAGATAGATTAATCTTCGTATCACCCATAACTTGAGCAATGATTCTATCAATCTTATTCTTGAGCTGATAGTATTCTTGGTTTAATTCTTTTTCCACTTGCTTGAGTTCAGCTAAATCAATATAGTTTCCATTACATTCCATATCAATTAAAACCCGTAGGAAATCATTCATTAAATCTCTCGTAGGAATTAATCCACTGTTAGCTCTTTGATTATATAATCTTACTTGTGTAAGATATAGTTCTTTGGTAATCTTTACATCCTGTCGACCATAGTTTTCTAAATGCTCTAAAGGAATCTCATCAATACCATAACCTTCTTCCATGTAGGTAGCTAGGATATCTGACTTTAAATTAATCATATGTCTTTTACAACATTCCTTTAAAGACAAAGACTTATCCTTCATCCCTCTCATGATAATATATTCAGCTAACATAGTATCATAAAGTTTTCCGGAATAGGTAAATCCAAATTCATATAACCATGACATATCAAACTTTAAGTTATGGCCAATGACGAGAGTAGATTCATCTAAAATGCTTTGGACTTTCTTTTTGTTTTCGTTTATTTTATTTACATCTTTCATATCCTTATGATAAAAAAAGAAGTATTCATCATTAATTCCAATACTCACTAACCGATTGTTAGGATTAAAGGGAGAGGGGTCACCTTCCTTGGTGACGGTGGTTTCTATATCGAGAGTCGTTATCACTGTGTACATCCTTTCTATGTAAATGAAGTGAACTGAGATAAAACAGGAATAAGTCTTGCTTCAAATTCTTTGTGATTTCCTGTCAGTTTGTTTTTAGAAATTGTTATTTGTCGAACAGAGGCATCATTAGGGTCTTCATTACCTTCATCAAGTTTACCTATACCCACAATCAAATCAGCTTCAGCCGCCTTGCCTGTCTTGGAGTTAGCCATAACATTAAAACTTAATCGTGTTCGACCATGAGCTTCAGCCGATGCTTGAGATAAACCTATTAATAAAACATTATGACGTTTGGCTATCTCTCTTGCTTGAAGATAAACCTCACCTAATTTTTCATGAGATGCATTGTATTTACCTGATACATTTATCTTATCTAATTGGTCTACAATCAGAATGTCAACATCATTATCTTTACAATGATTGTTTAAATCATCCATAGTAATCCCTACACTATCATGAGTATGAACATAATCTCTAATTTTTTTCCATTCACTAATCGCTAAGTCTTTACTGCCGTTAAGAATCTCAGATTGTTTATACCCACTACAGGCATTTAGTAATCTTACTTGTGTACGAATGGCAGGTTCTTCATTACAAAAGATATGAACATTTTTCTTTTGCCATGCAAACCCACCTTCATTAGCAACGAGGCTAACCCAAAAGGCCGTCTTTCCACTTTCAGGTCTAGCAAAGACAACCATAAAGTTACCTCGACCAATACCGTCTGTAGCATTTTGAAGAGCATAGATATTAAATTTAAATTCTCTTTGTTTGCTAACGGCCTCTAGCATTTCATCAACATCGGTGGTCACTTCAGTGCTATTCTTCATTTCAAAATGTTCTTCGTCAATATCATTGAGAAATCTTTGTATCTCTTTGAAGCTATGTTGACTTGGATTATTACCAATGGCAATACAAAGTTTAGACATTTCATCTGCCTTGTTCATCTTATACATACTCTTAATAGCATTCTCAATAACACCTTCATTCATGTCTTTGATTTTTTCAATCCGACTTAATAAATCTTTGATACTATTCTGGGCCTGGAAACTCTGATTAGCAAAATAAGTATTAAACAAACTTAATTGTAAATCACTAATACTAATTTGTTCTATCTCAGGATTGTCTTCATAGATTCGAGTAATGGCATTGTAGATATCAGCTCCCCCATTAGTGAAGAAAGAATCTGATATAATCTTTTTGATTCTGTTGAAATATTTTTTTTGTAATATGATTTTTAAAACATAGAGTTTTAAACTTCCGTCTTCCA